ACCGTTGCGGTCCCACCTGAAATAGTGATCTTCCTCCGGCTTGTTCCCCACTGATCGCCGTTCATGATCTGAAAATAAGTAAGCTTACACCCCGGTGGAAGCACTACGGAGTAAGAGCCTGTTTTTTCATTCTGGGCCAACTGTAGGTAGCCGCTTACACTGACAGGCTTAATTCCATAGTTGTTCACCCTGCCTGAGGCGTCCCAGGTTTCAACACCGTACTGAGCCATCGCTGTTCATCCTAAAAAAGGGCCCCACCTGAGGCCCAATGTTTACCATGTTCCCGTGATTCTCCCGATCTGCACCCTCAACACATTGTTGGCGTCACGCACACTGATTGTCTGGTTTGTCTGTTTCATGGCTCCCTCTCCAGCTGTCGACCCGTAGTTCTCAAATGTTCCTGATTTATCCAGCCTCCATCCGACAGACCCAGCAACGTAGTTATTGGACTGGATGAAGTTACCGATTTTGGCATTATCAATACTGCCATTACGAATAAATGCCGAGTTGATAAATACCTGCCCATTAAAAACAAAGAAGGCTTTTTGATAATTTCCCGGTTCGCTTCCTGAATAAATACCGAATTGATCCGCCGCAAAAACTGTTGTTGATTTATACCCACCAGAACCATCAGGCTCAATACCCATTGAGAACCCGGTGTTATAAAACTGACTTCCCCGCTGAATGCCAAGATTCAGGGTATAGAATGCTGAGGCTGTGCCATCGCTCTTAACTTCAGCAGTGAGTTTTTCGCTGACCGCTGATGTTAAATCGCCTATTTCTGCCTGCACCTGGGTGGATAGTTCAGCGAGGGCATGGTCGACATCAGCAATCGTTGTCCTGACGATCAGAATGTCGGCTTTGACCTCACCATATTGTGCCCACTGATGTTCATAGGCAGCATTATTTGCAAGGGCATTCTGTATTTGCCCTTCCAGGTTCATATCAACACCATCCTGGAGGTTTTTGAATGCTGTCGAATCCCTGATCGCTTCATCGATGTAATCAATCATGCCAGGTATATCAGATGAGGCCTGCCCGGACACCTCAACGAAACCGGATGTACCGAAGGCATTACGCGTGCGGACGTACAGGTAGTATGTGGTATCAGCCTTTAAACCGTGAAGAGTCCACTGACTTGCTCGCCCAAGAAACTGCGCCTGATCCTCAATCTGTGAAGCGTCAACAATCTGGTTCTCTCCTGAGTACCAGAACTCAAACGTGGTATCAGAGGTTGCAGTCACCCGCATAACTGGAACAATACCTGCTGAGAAAATACCGGGAGTCCATACAACTGAAGATGGTGCGAGAGGTGCTCCGATAACCAGACTCACCTGTGTTTCAGCCCCTTTCATTCCATTTTCATTACGGCCACGAACGCCAAGCGTGTAAATCCCGGCATTCAGGCCGTAAAACTCATATCGGAACTGATCAGTCTCATACTGAGCCACTACTTTCCCGTCATCGGTGTATACATACACTTCAAACATCAGCTTTTTGGTAGTGGTTGCCGTCTCCCATGTGGCCGTAACCTGGACAGTCTCAGAGTTGGTGTTGATGATACGCAGGTTCTCCACATTCGGTACACGGTAACCGTTCAGCGTATCGTTGGGAACTTCGAACACGGCACCTTCATCAACAATAGCCTGTTTGTTCGGATCATGTTGCGATGCGGTGATGCTGTAGACAGAATTGTTATCCGTCTCTGCAACGCTCAGGATGCGGAAGAGTCTGGTTGAAACGTTACTGGTGGAGATAGCGAATACAGTGCCGTCACGAACCCATGCAGGCATAGTTTTCAGCGTCACTACATTGTCGGCAATGCTGGCAATCAGGTACTTAACGAATTTCCCGTCACTACCCATGATCGACATGGTGTCGCCTTCTGATATCAGAGACGAATCAACAGCATCAACGGTAATTTTGTTACCCGCATGCGACATAATGCGGCCACCAAGACGCGCACCAGCATAGTTGTTGTCCATGACTTCAACGATATCACCCGGCGTGAAGTGGATGGCATCCCGAGCCATCTGGAAAGACAGTCTGCTGCTTTCACGCTTTGCTGTTTCCAGCAACCATTTACCGGCTCGCCATGCCTGGCCGCGTGAGGTACAGCCGAACGCCTCAAGGGTGGTTTCGTTGTAGTTCCCGCGGGCGATCATATCATCGTCGGAAACATACTCTTTTACCTGCTCCCAGCCGTTATCCGGGTCAGTCCAGGACACAACAACGGCATTGTATTTCTCTGAACGCTTCACGGAGCTGCGCTTAAACTCGCCATCAACTACGTTAGCATTCGTGATTGTCGCAATTGGGTCTTGTGGCGCGTCCAGCATTACTGAAAGACGCATACCGTCCCACAATGCAATTCCACGGAACATGCCTGCAATCTTGTCCAGAATGTCACGCGCGCTGGCCTGCCCTGTGATGTAAGCGTTAAGCGTCATGCGTGGCTCTTTGCCACCGTACCCATCATCAACAAGCTGATCGCAATACTGAGACAGAATATACAGCGCGCCGTCATCCACATCGATGTATCCGGCACGTTTAGCCAGTCCGAAGCGGGTATTCTTCGCCAGCTCTCTGAACAACCATGCCGGGTTGTTAGTCCATGCCTGCTTAAATCCACCCAGCCATAAACCGGAGTAGGTGCGTGCTATCGGATCATAGTTGTCTGGTACAGACACAATCAGTCCGCGAAGATGGTAGGTGCGGCTTGGAGTGTCAGTGTACTGGTCGCGGTCAATAACGGCGCCTGCGATGGCTGAATATGGATAGCTTAGGTTGTCATCGGTGATTTCACTGTAGCTATTCCAGACAGTGCCGTTTGACAGCAAATCACTGGTGCTGTCCGGCGTAATTCGACGCACTCGGATATCGAACGGTTTAGTTTCCGGCGCGTCAATCAGGTGCGCCTCAAGATACTCACCGGATATTTTACCTGTAATTGTGACGGTCTTTACTATTGCCCACCCGCTAGCTCCAGTTCTGGTCTCCAGAACCAAAGTGACTGAAGTGTTCTTCTGGTTCCCCTTTTTGTCCTGCTCTACCAGTCCGGTGACACCAACGTTGAAACGAACTCGGGTTACATCCTGATCCGTAATGGTGCGTACCAGCGGGGTATCGTAAGTGACCTCAGTGTTAACAATGGTCGTCGCTTCGATTGCAGAGAAACCGTTGATTGGCGACTGCGTTTCAGAACCCGGCCTCCATGCCACGCTGACTCCGTTAACGCTGACGTTTCCGTTGGCGTCAGTAACCGGCGTTTTGTTCAATTTGAATGAAGACAGATGTGACTGATCAATCGGTCCGTAAATCGGACCCTCACTGATAAGGTCAAGCACCCGGTAAAATTGTTTTGACTTGAGGTTATCGTCGAGGAGTTTCGGGGTTGATGCTTTACCGCCGCCTGAAGACATAGCGCCACCTTAGCTAATTGATTCTGTCCAGTCCTGGTTGTTACTTGTGTCAATACCGAGAGAAATGACGTTCGAACCGACTTCCATTTCCCCGAGAAGGATTGGCACCGGACGCCCTTGCCCGACACGGTTTTCCGCACTGGTAAATGAGTTGTTCGTTAGCGTGTTTGTCTCAGCCGCTTCCGCTGACGTTTTGGTTTTCATGTTGCGTGACATGTAGACCGAGTACGCAATTGACGCCACGCTGACGGCAACCGCAATCCATGCCGCAGCAGCGGCAGTGAGAGCGCCTTCAACTACCGGCACAAACAGGACTACAGAACCATCTTTCAGGTGGCGATCCAGATGCCATTGCATAGCCGATGTCTCAACATCCTCACCCGCTATTCGGATCCGAAGTTTTGTATTGAGGAATGCTTTTTTGAATTCGTGATTCTGGGCAAGAAGCAGACGCAGTCCCTGCGCCGGCGTGTCTACGTTCAGAGAGATTTGGCGGTAAAATCGGCGTAAATTGCCCGCAAATTTAAAGATGAGCACTGTTCATGTCTCCATATGGAATGCGTCTGCTTGATGTATGCCGGTCGCATTTGTTCTCGTCTGCTGAGGTGTCCGGCATGGTCATGGTGAAGCACCAGGTTGTCATGAAGGAGAATCATTGAGTGGCACGGGTCGGCGCCGGGGAATGGCTGTCTGATAATGACGTCGCCTGGTTGTGCATCCTGCATGGATACCTGATAGAAGCCATTGACCTGCATATTGGCGAGATAGAGATTTTCTCCCCGCAACCACCATCCGTTAGTCCTCCCGAAGTCCGGCAGGTCGA